CATGTCGCGCTTGCGCTTCTCGAACATGGAAGCGGCCGCCGACTGGTTGTCACGGTACTTGCTCATAATCTCCTCGAGCTTCTCGTTCTGGTAATGAACATCCTCAATCTGCTCACGGTCAGGTGGGATCAGCAGCCACTTGTACATATCGACCACGTAAATGTCCACCACAGCGTCATCCTTCTGCAGACGCTTGGCGTGCGAGGCTGCCTCATCCTTGGAAGGGAAGCAGCCACGAATCTTCATTCCCATCTTGTCGTTCTTCTGGGGCAAATCGGGGCCCACAAACGAGATGCATGCAAAAAGCTGTCCTGGCACAGTCAGGTAATCCTGCTCGAGAGAACCCATATAAGACTAACAGCAGCTTCTTTTTTAAGCTAGATAGCGCAAAGAAATGGAGGAACTTCGTAAACTGCACAACAATGCCAAACGAGATCTCATCACTAAATGGGTCACGCCTGGGTCCCACGTTCTCGACTGTGGCTGCGGGCGGGGCGGCGACTGGTGGAAATGGAAGGCGGTCAGGGCCAAGATTTTCGCTATAGATCCCGATGAAGAATCACTCATCGAGGCTGAGAATCGCGCCCTGGAGATGAAGCTGGGCGTCTGGTTCCTGGGCAAGGGGACCATTATTCAGGCAGCCTTTGCAGGCCCCTTTGACATCGTGTGTTACAACTTTTCTCTCCACTACATCTTCGAAGACCTGAAGACGTTCGAGTACTCGATCAAGGCTCTGGCCTGTGCCGTCAAGCCTGGAGGTCTGCTCATCGGCATCACACCCGAACTGGCCCGAGCCGAGGCCATGGTCGATGCACACGGTCACTTCAAGGATGAATTAGGGAATGAAATTGCCATCCTGCAGGACGGACGGCGTCTCATGGTCCGTCTGGTCGACGGCCCCTTCTACGCCGACGGCGGGCGAGAGGAACCCACCTTGAATGCCGGTTTTTTGGTCCAGAACCTCAAGGCCGCCGGGTTCGAGATGCTCGTGTGGGAACCCATGCTTGATCGACCCAACGGACTCGTGAGTGATTTGTACTCTAAATTTGTCTTCAAAAAGATCTCTGCATAAATTAGATGCTAGCACTCCTGATCCCATTGATCATCGTGTACCTCCTCATTTTGTTCTTAAATAAGCAGCAGCCCCCTATGCTTGTGGAACTCAAGAACCGGTACCACAGGCTATGTGCCATCCTGGCAAAGACTGGAGACCCGCTTTGGGTCCCAGTCTTAAAGCCCGCCATCATCACGGGAATTTACGGGAAAAAGGATGGCGTCATCGGTTCCAACGTGAATAAGGGGTACGAAATTTACATCTGCCTGGATGTAGACGATGTAAACTCGGCTATGTATGTGCTGATTCACGAGCTCGCACACATGTCTGTGCCCGAGTACGATCACACGAATGGTTTTTGGACCAATCTTAAGAAGCTCAAGGAAATATGCGTTGCCAATGGTCTCTATGAGAAGAAGGGTGTCCGTCAGTACTGTGGAGACACTGTGAGGGACTAAGACCGAGGGGAGTCGCGAAGCGACTCGGCTCGTGATCCCTGGGGTACTAAGGCCAGGACCCTTCGGGTCCTCACTCAGGCCTTGTCGCTCAGGGTCTGGCGGGCAAAGTAGAAGATGATCGCAGCAACCAGGGCGCTCACGAGCATACCCGTCAGGGACAGATCATCGGTGCCCTCGGCGAGGAACTTGGGCACCATCGTGCTCAGCCGACCCTGCACCGGCTTGGAGAAGGCGACGGCGGCCGCCAGACCCGCCAGGGCGGCATAGTACTGCTCGTCCGTGAGGCCAAAGGGGTTCTTGGAGGGCTTGCCGTCCTCCTGCTTGCGCGACGTCTTCTTGTTGCCCATCTGTGGCATGGATGGGGGTCCCATCATCTCGTCCTGCATCATCTGGCCTGGACCTGGCATAATCTCATCGATCGATGTCGCAAACTCCGCCATTTGAGATTCGTCAACGTTTTTTTCAGGGACGGGATCCCTCACGAGGCCCTGAGGAGGCCCCTTGGGCTTGTCATCCTCCTCCTGGTCCAAATTTTGAATCGCAGTGGACGCGTCTGCAGACGTGGGGTCGTAGTTCTGCATTTAATTTAGTTTGCTTTTTTTACAACGACGGTTCCGCCGCGCCTCTTGGGTTCTTCATCTAGGCGCTGTGCAGCGGCCCTCGGGTTATAGTGGCGCTGGTGATACTGCCAGAATGCAGGGCCACCCACCCGGAAGTTGCGCCGCACGGGTGCTTTGTACCAAAAAACACAATCGGTAATTTTATTCGATCGGGACGTGTTGTCCAGGACCATGCACTCGAAGTTCTCTGTGCAAGCGTCCATCACCTGACAAAACGTGTCGAAGCTCGGGAAAACCCCGAAGAAAGCCTTGTAGAGGTTCTCGCGATTCTGTCTCACATTATCGCGAAGAGCAAATACGTAATCCACATTCGTGCGGATCATAGGCGTCATATCCATGCAGTACTGGGTCGACATCATAAAGAAGATCTTCCAGTGGCGGCCGTTCATGAACAGCTGGCGGATGCACGTGTCGCGCATGAACGACCGGTCGTACATGCAGTCGTCCATGAGCAAGAACACCGCAGGGGTTCTATCCTTGCCGAGACGCTGGACCAGACGCTTTTGGCGCTCAATGAGCTTCTCTATAGCCCCCTTGTTATAATCGTTATACACAAACAGGTCCGGAATGAACTGCTTGAAGTGCCCGTTGCCGTCCTCAGTGCCCGACATTGCGATCCCAGCAGACAGGTGGCGCTTGTGCCACAGGATATCCGTAATGAGCGTGGACTTACCGGTACCACGCTTCCCAATGAACACGCACACCTTGTCGTCGCCCATTTTAGACGGATCAAATTTCTTCAATTGAAGCGTCATCTGCAATTTACGAACAAAATAGAGAGTGGCCTGTGCCGCGACGCTCTGGAAAAGTTCTAGACCATTACTAGAGATGTCGGCTGGATATATCCAGCTGACCGCACTTGGTCAACAAGATGTGTACCTCACAGGAGAACCCCAAGTGACTTATTTTTCGGGCGTGTACCGGAGACACACCCCATTCGTGCTCGAGGCTTACGACATCCCATTTTTGGGTCAAAATGTGAAATTTGGTTCTAAATCCATCTGCCGGATCCCACCCCAAGGTGACCTCATTAGGGGTATGACGCTCAAGATGATCCTGCCCCAACTTTCCAACGCTCAACCCATAACGCAATGGTACTGGCCAATCCCTCCAGCCGCCGCAAACGTCGCTCAGTTTGTGATCAACTCACAGTCAAATACAGCTAACGTGGCGCCATTCGGGGGTATCACCTGGTATTCGACATACAACTTGAGTGATATTGGTACGGACAGGTGGCTCACGTCCACTGGTGGTAGCAACGGCCCGCTGTCTAACTGGGTAACTTATTCATACATATCGAATAAATTCACGTTTTCAAATGTAAATGGAGGATCGTTGACCCAGGTATGGGTCCGCCCATCATCAGTCGCAAATCCCCTTACAAATTCAGGAGTTTTCTGGGGTCTCGACCCTTTGCAGGCGAGTATTATAATATCAAATACCCAGACTTATGGAAACATATCGTACGGATACACAGTCACAAATAACACCCTCGTGGCAAACTTCACCCTCGAACAGTCTGGGTGGCTCGTGAATCCCACACCCGGTTTGCCCCCGGCTGCTTCACGCACGGGAATGTTCCTCCAGTCCCCAGCCCCGGGGCAGACCATCACTTCGGCCCAGACCCAAATGTCCCTTTCCACGTGGACAAATCATGACGCGACATCGGCCTTTACAGTGACCACGAATAACAAGATTAAAATAGCATCACCCGGAATTTACGTTCTAAAAGTGGGTCTCGGCCTCTCGAGCGGATCTATGGCGAACGTCGCCTATGGAACGGTGACCAATGACAATGTGATAGTGGGTATCCCAACTTTTACCAAAACGTATGACTGGCGCGTGTCCCCAAATCCAGCCACGCCTGCCGTGTTTCCCGTTTCCATCACAAATCCCAACACCAACGTCTACATCTATACGGGCTCGAGTGGGTCCGCGACCCTTTCCCCAAACTCCTACGTGACTGTTAATCAGGCGGACGATTACTTCTTGCTCACGAGTAATATCGCAGTTTACCAGAGCCCTCTCAAGGTTCCGTTCGTCTCGAACATCGAGAATACCAACTCGACTACGACGTCCAAGGCGACCGACGGGAGTCTCACGTGGCAGCTGTCAGCCCTGGGCACCTACCTCGTCACGGGCGTGATTCAAATGTCTAACGGCTACGTGACATCAGCGTCAATATTGGAGAGGGCCAATACGATTTACACCTACGACATGTCGGCCCAGGGTCGCGACCCGACCTTTGCCTTCTCGATGCCCATCGTGGTCACCGACACTACGACAAATTACTATATGAATGTGGTCACGTCAAACACGTCGAGCAGCTGTAACCTCATGGCCGGATCGTTCTTCATATTCAATCAGGTGGGCATTCCTTCCAACTCCACCACCGGAACACAAGGTGTGCTTCCACGGTCCGGATTCACCTTCCAAACGAACACTTCAAACGTTCTGGGGCCCACATCCAATTCATTCTCCTCACCCCTTCAAATAGGCACGACAGATTTCGTCTCGAACGGGTACACGTTCATCGAGACCGTCTCGGGCACCTCGAACCTGCAGTTCTCTAACGTAGGGACCTACGTGCTTACTGGGGCTATATGCACCGCCGACCAGCTCACGTCTATATCAATTATTACTGGAAATTCCACGGTAACTTCCCCGATCAGTCTGGGTCTCTTGCCACCGTATACCGTCAATATCCCTTTTCGAATTACAGACGTGAATTCATCAAATACCATTATCGTCGCCACGCTCAATGGATCCACGACTCAGCCGAATATATTTTCAAACACCTTCATTTCTGTGTATCCATTTGCAGTTAACACGACTGCGACGACCCAGTTCAGTTACTACGACTCTGTGGGGACCTTGGCCGTCTCATCAGCCGAGCTTAGAATCGGTGGGCAGCTCATCCAGACGCTCACGGGTGAAGCCATAGAGTTGTGGAATGACCTGAACGTTTCGTACGAGAACCAGCCAGCCCTGACGGTGCTCACGGGCAAGAACGACACGTCGAATGCAGGCACGGCGCGCACGTACTATGTCAATTTGCCATTCTATTTCTACGGCTTCCCAGAGCTCTCGATTCCGGTCGTGGCTCTTGACCGGCAGGATATCGAGGTCCACGTGACATTCAACAACTTTTCAAACTTGACAGCCATCACATCATCCCAGACGCCCAGTTTGGCCAACCCAGTGCTGGCGGCCACCATCATCACCGAGTACGTGTACCTTTCTCAACCTGAAATCGACTGGTTCAGGAATAACAGGATCGATCAGGTTATCACTCAGTGGCAGTACCGATCGTTCCAGCTCCCAGCAGGGTCTGTGGGGGGCGTCTTCCCACTCGACTTTATCAACCCGGTCCGTGAACTCTTCTTTGTGATTCAAAATTCGACTTTTGAGCCATACGACTTTTCAGCAAACGGACTCTTGAGCCTGGGCTTGTCGTTCAACGGATATGAAGCCTTCACGACGGCCACGACCGATGCCACCTACCTAGGAGTCCTCGAGCCATATAAAAACTACAATACATTCCCTCAACGGCAGTTCTACATGTATTCGTTCTGTGAAAATACCAACACGTCCCGGCCAACTGGATTTGTGAACTTCAGCCGAATCAAGCAGATCCTGCTCTCCCTGAACCTCGACCCGTCCCTAAACGTGGCGCGATCAGTCAATATCACGGGCATCAATTTCAATATATTGCGTATCGAAAATGGTCTCGCGGGCCTCATGTTCAATTCGTCCTGAATAAGATATTTGAACTTATTAGTATGGCTGGTCGTGCCAGTTTGGCCTTCCTTGGTCAAGAGGATGTCGTCTTGAGCGGCCTCCCAGAGGTGACTTATTTTATAGAAAAATACACCGGAGCGACCCAGTTTGCATATCGGGTCGATGAGATCCAATTCCAGGGCGACTACAACACGTTTGGGGGTGAGGGCTATTCGGTCCTGAGCAAGTCGGGCGACTTGATCAGTAGATTGTACCTAAAATTGCCCATGCCCCCAGTGCTGACTGCGGGCACCCCGGTCCTCAACTCTGCAGGGACGCTCATGATCAAGTACATTGAACTCTATATAGGGTCTCAATTGGTCGAGCGCCTATGGGGTGAGTTCATCGAGATGATGATGGACCTGACCGTGCCCAAAACGAAACAGGGTGCGCTCGCCAGTCTCACCGGGAAGGGGAGAACCACGTCACTCGCCACCTATACGATCCCGATCCCCTTTTCATGCATCGAAAAGGGTCTGCCCATCTGCGCCATAGATGAAGACGTCACCGTAAAGGTGGTTTGGTATCCTGCATCCATATTTTCGGGTGTGTCCGGGGCTGTGAAGTTTGATGGTGTGCTCAACGTCGAGTACACCTACCTGAATCACAGAGAGGTTGAATACATTAAAAAGACCCCTCAGCTTTTCATATTCGAACAGTGCCAAAGGGTCCAGTTCTTCGCACCGGCCGGTCTTAACCTGGTGACGTGTCCTCTTCAGCTCGTGAACGCCGTCAGTGAGATGTTTATTGTGATCCAGAATTCTTCAGCCCAAGGCTATGACTATAGCACCACGGCTTCACCGACGGTCAACACTGGGACGGTCGATCAGCTCTCAAGTTTGACCCTCTTTTTCAACACGACCGAACGGATCCAGCCACAGATTGGCAATCCTATGTTCTTGAGAAATATACAGGCTCTTGAATTTCACACCAGAATTCCAGACAGATTATTCTACATGTATTCTTTTTGCCTCGACCCAGAAAATCCAGCGCCGAGTGGTCACGTGAACTTTTCCAGAATTCCTCAACAAAGTTTAGTCGTGAATATGAACACCAGTGCCGACAACAGGACCATCACCGTCTACGCGCTCAACTACAACTTCTTGGGCTTCAATGAAGGCAAGGTGACTTCGATGTTTTCTAATTTTGAGTCTTAAAAGGGACCCGCGTCTCATGGACAATGGAAGACGCAGCCATGGAGATCTTTCTCCCGGTCATGGAGTCGGCCACGGTTCTCGCGGCCCATTACGCCAAGGCGTGTGGACGGGATATAGTTTTGGCTCAAGATATGAACATCGGCCTCATGTATGCCGCGCGCAACGTCACGGGAAAGCAGGTCGGGACCCTGTTCCCAGAAATTTATGAAGAGTCCGATGGCGAGTCTGACTCGGAGTCCTGGGAGACGGTGAGCGACGATGAGATTGTCTGGGCCCGTTACGATGGCGCAGACGATGAGATGGCCATCAAGATGAACGAGTGCGCCGATACATGGGACTCATGGGAACCCGAGTCGCCCGCCGAAGGTGCGATTAAAAATGCAGTCGAAAAAACCAAGACATTTCAGGAGCGATGAATTTCGCCGAGGACGAGGAGGAGGACGAACCGGAGAAGGTTCGTTACGCCTTTGTGCTCGTGGAAGAGGACTACGAGGATGAGAATCCACCAGAGTCTTACGTCAAGGATCTTCAGGATAATTTCAGTGACGATGAGGGAGATCCAGGTGGTGACGTTCAGGGCTGGGATCCCGCGGAGCCCGTGTATTTTTTTCGAATTCAATAGTAACAAATGTCTCAGGTGATCGGTAACGTCGCTCTCCAGCTCCAGACCCAGTCGGTCAACTCCATCATCGCTGGCTTCTCGTTCGCCAGCGCCATTGCGTGGATGGATGTGGTCCGCTGGATGATCAGCCAGATCGTCCAGGTGAGCAAGAACGGTGGTCAGTACTACGTGCTGTCGGCCCTGTTCACGACCCTGCTGGCCATCATCGTGTTCATGCTGTCCAAGGCTTTCATAACGAATATCGAAATCAAGGAGCCCACCGCGCCTCTGTACGCCGTGACCCGCGCTTGAGCGCAGCTCAAAGTGCCCCGCGCCTAAGCAGCAGCCACTGGGGCCATAGGTCTCGTGTAGTTTTTGTAGGCTATAAAAGCTCCAAAGAGCGCTAAAATAACAAGGGCCCATGGAATCTTGAACTTCTGTTTAGGTTTCTCCGGCTTTGGAACGGCGAGAGTCATCGCCTCCACAATTCGTCTAATCTCGACGTCTTGTAGAGGTGGGGGAGGCGGCAAGCGTCTCCCCTCGTCATTAGACACGTGGAGTCTAAGCACAAAAGCATTCGTATTCCATCCCCTAAAATTCAGGGGCTGACCATCCTTGTCGTACCAGTTGACAGTCAGGCGTTGCAGGACCCCGATGGGTTCTGGATACGTCGCTTGGACGCAGTAGTCTTTATTCTCATGGAAATTCTTGATGCAACTCGACCCGACGTCCATGATGATGGGTGCGAACATCCGTTGAGCGTTGCTCCCTGTATACGTTCCGGTCGAAGAGTCGATTGATTTTGCATCTAAATTCCATGGGGTCTTGAGTTCATCGATATCCAGAAAGACGTACTCGTTCAGGCTCAGGTCCACGAGGGTCACTGATTTCACAATGTACTTGCCTGCATAAGCCGCGTCGAGCGTAGTGGCCAGTGTGGCCGTGTAGGTCGTTCCATTGGTCAGGCCGACCATCTTCGCAAACTCGGACCGGTTCGGGGTCACGGTGAATGCGGACGCGGACGAGAAGATCATGAGCCCTTCATTCGGGAGGTAGTCCAGGGTCAGGGTGGCCTCGGCCGTCACCGCGGTGGCCAGATCCCATGCGGAATAGAAACCAGGATTGATGGATACGTTGGCCGAAGCGGTACTGAAAACGTTCGACCCGTTGGTCAAGTTGTACATTGTGTTGGGTACGCGAGCACTGACCAGATCGACGCGAGTCACGTTCTTAATCGGTGTGGTCAGGTGGAGGACGTACGAATTTCCATTTGGAAATAGTTGTACGTCCCGGTTCTTGGAGTCTACAAATAAGAGCCGGGTCGTCTCGGCCTCGGGACGGGACACGTCCATTACTCTAATTTAGTTTTAAAATTTAGGCCTGTGCCTCAGTCCAAAACAGATTTACTTGAGGTGCGATAGCGCTGGCCGTCAAATTAGTGACCAAAATTGCGAGCACATCGGGGCCATCGGGGAAAATCTGATTCCCACCGATGACGGAGTTCGCCATCTCCTTGAGTCCCGACAAATCCAGGTTGTTCTGGTTGTCCTTCTGGACGATGGTCGAGAAGATGCGCTCGCCCGGGCCTGCGGTACCGGTGGCACCCGTGTAGATCTGCGCAAAACTCGGCTGGGACCCGTTGGCTGCCGCGTTTACGTTGATCCATCTAGTCGAATTTATAACGAGGCCCGTGGGATTCAGGATGCCCGTGACGTTCACCGACTGTGTACTGGTCACCTCGAGCTTCTGGAGCAGAAGTTGAGCACGATTCAGCAATTCGCGATTTCCAATTTCGCCCACGATACCATTGCTCACAGATGGTGACAGGCGAATCAAGAAGGCGATGGACGTGGTGCCGGCCGACCCGGCCACCGTCACCGCCGTGTTTGAGAAGTTGAAGAAGTAGCCACGGTCACCGTCAAAGTTGCCATCCATGAGAAGCGCCGACCCCCAGTGGGTCAAGCTGGGCGTGCACGTCACGCTCGCCAGAGAAACGGTCGTGTTTGAAATATGCTCCGATGCCGCCTGTCCTGTAAAGGCGAACAACTGATCGTTCACGTTGTAGTCAAGGGACGACGCGCGGCTCGCGACCGTGAATGTGTTCGCCGTCTTGGCGCTATACGCAATAAGCTCGTTATCGATCGAGAGCGTCCCGGAGTTGGGGAAGTACGTAGTGGGTTCGTTGACCACGAGAGTTGTTGACGCGGCGTCGATATCCGCGCTCAGCGAGGTCTGGGCCGCCTGACACTCATTCACGAGCTCGTAGCGCACGGGCAAATTACCTGTGCGCATATAGGCCTCGTCATTGATGTTGTTGTTGCGCAGGCGATGCGCGTAGACCCAGTTTCCGTCGGCGCCACGGACCATGAAATCGACGAATCCCGCACCGTACCACGTGTACTGGAGCCCAATCATCTGCATCTTTGTGAGATCGATGCGGAACCCAGACGCTCCCGACCCGTCGAGAGGATCGCGATTGAACTGACCCTGGGCAATACGAAGCTCCTTGATTTTCGCCGCTTGGACGGGCGTCGAGGACACGATGTCCGCCACACCTCTGTAGGGCGGGTTGAAGGTCAGGCGGCCCTGCCCCTGAATGGACGTCACCTGGTGGGTCATACCACGGAGCACAAACTTGTCGTTCACCTTGAGCTGATCCTGGAAACGGGTCGTGGGCGAGACGAACGTGGGACTCGTAGGCGTCACCGTTCCGGTCGCCGCGGTGGCCGGTAAGAACCCAATCGTCACCGTAGTTGGCGTGGTGCTGATGACCCAGCAGGTTCCCAGAGAGGTGGCGTTGGGAAGGGCTGTTGTGTACATGCCGTAAACGAGCGTATGGGACGCCACACCGACCACGGCACTCGCGTCGCCGATCGCGACGCTAATCGGATTTGGATTAGACCATGTACCGGTCGTGGTGCTGAGCGACCCGATCAGGAGCTGAGACCCGACCGTCGTCGTCACCGTCCCGGCCAGCTGGAACGTCGAGCTCCGGCGAACGACGAAGAGGGTCTGGCCGTCGTACTCCCAGAACAGGCCGTTCTGGTCGTCGAAACAGCCGGCGCGGACCGAAGCGCCGTGCCAGTTAGTCATGATGAATCGGGGCTGGTCACCCAGAACTGGATTCAGTGTGCTGATCGGGGAGGTCGAAACCACATTGGCCGTCGTGCTCTCCACGACCGAAGAGACCGTATAAGTGCCGTTGACGTTCGCGGTTGAGACGCCCCTTATGACGATGGTGGCGCCCGCCTGAGGCAGGCCGTTCGGGACGCTCGACACGACCGTGATGTTACTCCCGGCCAGCAGAGAAGACACGGTGATGGAGGCGATGTCGTTATTAGGGCAGAATAGGGTACCAGAGGACCACAAAAGGCCCTTACCCGACTGGTACCGGAAAACCTTCTTCGACTGGCGGACGATACTAGCGCCATAGGACGGCTGTGCAGGGCTCATAAGCACACCACCGTCGAACGGGCGGTGGGTCGCAAACGAGTATGGGTTCATGAAGATGTTGGAATTGGCTGCAGTGGCCGTCGTGAGGGTCCCCGTAGTGACCACGTTGAAAGTGTTGGCGCTCGTCACGTTCGACACGAAAAAGTTACCGTTGAATGTGAATCCAGCGGCGTTGGAGGTCAAGGGGGTCCCTGGTGATAGACCGTGCGCATTGAGGGTCGTAATTGTGACGTTAGAGGTGCCACTCGCGATTGCAGAAACCGTCATCTTCATGGTGGCGTTCGAGAAGACGCCTCCACGGCGGATCACCGAGGCGGCCGTCTGGACGTTCGAGGCGGTCACGAAACCCTTGGAGATGTAATTGCATGTGTTGCCCAGGACCGCCGCCGTAAGCACGTTCGAGGTGACCAGAAAGAATCCCTCGGCGCGATTGGCGTTTTTCGCCTCGTTGGAAAGACCCTGAACCGCAATCACGCTTCCCACGAGTGGTGGAAATGATGCCGCGCTATTTGAAAAGAACACTGTGATATTGGAAGAGGTTGGACCGTCGCTCACGATGTTCGAAAAGGTGAAATCAGTTCCGGGAGTCTCGAAAAAGCTTGGAAAGCGCCGGAGCTCCTGGAACGTCTGCCACTTTGTGGCTTGGAGGCCGTACTCAAAATCTGCGTCGATGAGCGACTGACCGAGGGATACACGCTGACGCTCAATCGCATCCGTCCCAAAGTCGTAGGGGCGGGTTTTGACCGGCAGCTGGTACTTGTCACCGACGGTTCCGTCGATATTCATTACTTTAGTTCTAGGTTTTTTACCGGGAGGGGAACTGGGCTAAGTGTCCGCCTCGATCTCAATGGTAAACGACCAATCCAGGCCGTTGTTGTTGAGCAGGTTCCCGAAGCGATCCTGAATCTGGATATTGAGCCGGTCCAGACGGACCCCACGATCAGTCACCTCCACGAGCTGATTGTTCTGCGTGTTCTCGGCCCAGTGCATGATGCTTCCGGATCCCACGGTGATCGGCACCTTGAACGTAATCTGGCGGGGCTCGAGCGACTGCGTCCCGAGGTTCTCGATCCAGATGTTCAAGTACGTGTCAAAATTGACGATGTAGCTATTCGTTCCGTAAAACGCCGTGCCCTGCTGCTGGTCCTCGAACCCAAGGAAGCTCAGCATAGTAAGGGGCTGGACGTTCATGGTGACCACACCCGCTGCCGACGAGAACTGGATGTTGTTGTTCAGGGCCCCGGTGCTAAAAGTGCCTACTCCAGCCGTGATGGTCGTGTTGAGGGCATTGATGAGAGTCGTGATGGAATAGTTGCCCGGGGTCACGGTATACACAACCGAACTTACGTTCATGGTGTTGTAGGGTGCCCGGACGTTATAGAAGCCTACTGGGATCTGTGCATTTTTGAGAGTCAAGGCACGGATGGCCCGGTGGCGGTTGCCGAGGATGACTGTGCACTCGAAAGGGTTGAGGTTCACCTTGGTGACGGTCGCCTGACCGTTGGGATTCACCGTCGCTGCGGACGCCGTGTCAATGTGAATCTGGTACACGTGACTCATTACTATTCGAGCCTATTTTTTTATCATCGAAATGGCTGCCCGGTGATCCATGTGACCAGCGACCTCCGGGTCCCCTTGGTGACTGGTGTGACCCTGTGTTGCAGGTAGCTCGGGAAGATGACCATGGTCCCTTGGTCCTTCTCGGCCACCTTTCCTACTGCAAATTCGAGCTGACCCCCCTCGTATTCGTCCGGAGCTGAGAGCTGGATCGAGACGCTCAATTTACGATTACAATTGAGAGGACCCTCACCTATATCAAAGTGCCAATCGTAGTGACCCTCTACGGACTCGTGATATTCCGTGTACTGCAGGTTCTCGGTCAGGGTAGAAAGCTCAAAGTTGAAAAAGTCCTTGTTGGCCTGGGCGACCAACTTCACAATTTTGTTGTATAATTCTCCCCACTGTTCCGTCTTGGGGATCCAGTAAATCCCACTCTTGCGCTTGATGGTGTTTTGACCATCCTCCGTTAGACCAGGGGCCAGAGGGAACTTGGCGTCAACGAGAGCCTTGCACTCTTCGGGACTGAAAGCATTGAGGAACCGGTAGTAGTTTAGAAGGTTCGGGTTGTGCTTGGCGAATATGAACTGGAGGGGGGCATTCGAAGAATGGCCCCCGATTTTAGTTCCAAAATCGTGAACGTAATCCTTGAAGGGACCATGGGCATCCACATAGTGCAGGAATACCTGAATGTACTCTTGGCCCTTGAATGCCTTTCTCGAGTGCTCGATATCACATCCCTTGTAGAGAACTCCATCAC